TGCAGGTGGAGCGGTCGTGTCGATATCTGACCCGCACGCTGCCTGCGGCCACGCGGGACAAAAAAGACCCGGAGGATCTGGACACCGCTGGCGATGACCACGCGCTCGATGCCCTGCGCTACGGCGCGATGTCGCGGCGCCGGTGGAGTGGCCGTCAGGAATTGCCGGTCATCGTGCCCGGCTCGGTCGGCGCGCTGGTCGCGGAACTGCGGCCTGCACGGACGCATTTGGGCGCCTCCAGTGTGAAAGGACGTGCGGCGTGATGCCGTTCGATCCGCAGGGACCCGTGTTGCCCTCACTGCCTGGGTTGGCCGCGCCGCCGGACGCCCCGATGGTCGGGGCGCCTGCGGCGCTGGCGCCCGACCGCGATCCGGCAGGCGATCCGACTGATGCGATCCCGATGACCGAGGACCAAATCGGCATCTGGTGGGGACGGGTCGAGCGTGCCCGGTCGCGGCGGGACGTGGTGGGGGAGGAGTGGCAGAAAAACATCGATGCCTACAACGGCAAGCCGCTCTCGGCGGCGCCGACCACGGACTGGGTGAACCCGAACACCGATTTTGCCGATGTGGAGCAGAAAAAGGCGCAGCTCTTTTTCACCACGCCGGAAGTGCACTGTCTGCCGCAGGAACCGCTGGCCGACAAACTGGAACCGGTGGTGTTGATCAAGCAGGCGGTGCTCAACGACAAATTGGGGCCGAACGGTGTCGATGCCAAGCGGCTGCTCGACAAAACGATCTTCGATGTGCTGTGTCCCGCCGGGTGGGGTGCCACAAAAATCGGCTATGACGTGACCACGCGGCCTGTGACCCAGCAGATTCCGCATCCGATTCCGGGGTTCCCGCCGATCGAACAGACCATCGACGTGCCGGTCTATGAGGAGTGGTTCTGGGAGCACTTCTCGCCCAAAAAGCTGCTGGTGCCGGACGACTATCACGACAACGTGTTCGATAAGGCGCCGTGGTTGGGGATGGAATTTTCGATGCCGCTGATTGCGGCTAAGCGCAAGTTTCACTTGCCCGACGATTTCACCGCGACCAGTAGCGAGGACCCGTACGTGTTTGCGGACAGTACGGGGCAGGGCGCCAGCTCAGCGCAATCGCGCAACCTGGTTACCGGCGTGGAAATCTGGTACCGCGCCGCGCTGGAGGACGAAGCGGTCTTTCATCCGGAGCTGTTGCGCAAACTGGTGTTGATCGATGGGATGCGGGACCGCCCCGCCACGCACAAAAACTCACCGTACCAGGAACTGGACGCGCAAGGGCGGCTGACGGCGGACTCGATGATCGGCAATCCCATTCACGTGCTGACGATTCGGGACGTGACCGACAGCGCCTATATCCGCTCCGATAGTTCGATGACGCGCGACCTGGTGGATCAGCTCAGCAAGTTTTTGACCACGCAGGTCAAGCAGCGCGACACCTCGATTCCGATGCGGCTGGTCGATGAAGGCGTGATCACGCCAGATGTGATGAAAAAAATCACCGACGGGGATTACGGCGCGTTTATTCCGGTGCCGGAAGGACGATTGGAACCGCCGCCGATTGTGGAGATTGCCCGCGCGCAATATCCGCGCGAGAACTACGAAGGGCAGGCGCGCATCGAACGCCAGCTCGCCAAAACACTGGCGCTCGACAGCAATCAGATGGGCGCCCGCGACGAAGTGGATCGCACCGCGACCGAATTGACCCTGGTGCAGAACAACGCCTCAATGCGGTTGAAAGCGGAACGCAATCGGGTCATCCAGTTTTTTCTCGCTGGCGTGCGCAAGTTCGACAGTTTGTTGCAGCGGTTCGCCACGGAGCCGCAGGTGATTCAGATTGTCGGGCCGGACGGCGCCAAGCAGTGGGCGACCTGGGACAAGCACACCATCGCGGGACGCTACGCCTATCAGATCAAACCCGACAGCGGCATTGATCTCGATGAAGCGACGACACGCAAGCAAGCCCTGGATGCGTACAACTTCCTCGCCAAAGATCCCCTGGTGGACCGGAGCTATCTCCTCGCGGAACTGGCTCCGGCGCTGCATCTCGATCCGCAACGGCTCAAAGCGCAGCCGGAACCGCCTAAACCCGATCGTCCGACGCTGGGTTTTTCGTTCAAGGGGGAGGATCTGCTGAATCCGCTCGCCGTGGCGGTGATGATTCAGGGCGGCGTGCAGGTGACGCCCGACATGATTCAGCAGGCGCATACGCTGATTCAGACCGCGACCGGGATTCCGGCACCGCCGATTTCGCCGCTGCCGGGCGTGCCGGGGATGCCCACAACGACGCCGACGCCGGGACACCCCGGCCCGCCGCCGCCGCCCCCGCCGCCTGCCGGGCAACCGACGCATCCCGGCAGCGCGCCGCACGCGCCGCTGATTTCGGCACACCAGGCGCGGCTCACGGGCGCGATTTCCGGCGCCCCGAATCTGCCGAAGCGCCCAGGAGATGTCGGATGAGCGGCACGATGTTCTGCAAAGACTGTGGCCGGACGCTGATGGTCGGGGACTGGCCGTTTTGTCCGCACGGTCCTGCTGCCTCCAGCGTGCAGGGGGACGAGATTGACGTGGTGATCGAAAACAACGGCACCTCGCAGCCGATTCGATTTCGCAGTCGGGCGGTGCTGCGCCGTCACCTCCAGATGCATAACTTGACGCCGATGGTGCGGCATGTGTCGCTGCCAGGCAGCGATCGGTCGCCGCATACCGTCGATTGGAGCCGGGGAATTGATCCGCAGACGCTGGCGAACGCGACGGCACTGCTGTCGCGTCAGGCGTCCGTGCGGGGGCGTGTCGAGGAGCCAGTGCTGCCGGTCGAGGTGACCGTGCGTACGTTGGACACCGGGTTTGTCGTTCGGATGGAACGCGACTAAAGGGAGAGCGTGATGTACCGATTTCTGATTACGGATCCGTCGCCGCTGCTGGAACCGTGCACCTATACCGACTCGCTGCGGGCGCCCGGCAAGACGGTCTGTGTGTCTGAAAACGGGTTGGCGTTGGTGGTGGAACCCTCGGGGCAGATCCGGGACCTGCGTGACGGGGAGGACTGGGATTCGCCGTGGACGTGGGCCGATCGCTGCGGTGACCTGCTGGTCTATCGCCCCGATCCGACCGGGCCGACCATTGTCACCTTCCGGATTGTGGAACCCTCATGAACGCGGGATCGGTGTATCTGCTCGGCGGCTATCGGGAGGCGGGCGCCACGGCCCCGCTCGGGCCGCAGGCGCCGACGATTCTGCGTCCGCCGCTGCTCCCGAATCCGGAGCCGGTGGATTACTACACGACGCTGCCGTTTGCGCTGCCGGTAGGTCGGGATCTGCATTTCTATCGCGGCCAGTTCTGCGGGCTGCGGATTGCGGACGCGCCCGTCGTGCCGGGGTGTCACGGTGAGAACCCGTCGTGCATCATGGCGTGTCTGCTGGATAACTATCCCGAGTGGGTGCAGGAGGAATTCCTGACGCTCTATGCCAGCTATGGCTATACGCACCTGCAGCGGTCGCTGGGGCACGCGCTGGGGTACGGGCATTCCATCGACCAGTACATCGCGCTGAGTAAGAAGGCACGGAAGCTCGGGCTGTTCTGCGATCACTGGTTCATTGCGAATGAATTTCCGGGGTTTCAGTACAACGCGGATGCAAGCTACTGGGGGCCGATCCTCGATCCCTACATCGATCGGTTGCTCGATGCAGGCGTGATCGATTGCGCCTGCCCGTCGTGGCAGATGGATCAGGTGATGGGCGGCGCCCCCGGCAACGCCACGATCTCGATCATCGCGCACGTCGCGAAAAAGCTGCCGCCGTCGATTCCGCTCTATACCCACTGGATGAATGAGGCTCTCGCGTGGTGGAAGAAAGTCGGCACCGCTGCCAACGGCGGCGACATCGGGGAAGTGTGGACGGATCCGCAGTACTGGCCGAACGGGATCGAAGTGCACGATCGCTTTTCGTGGTGGTACGCGATGCAGCCGTATCTGACGGGCGGGCATCATCAGGGCAATACGCGGATGTTGCTCAAGGAGTACCAGGATCGCCTCTGCGACACGCTGGATTTTTTTGGCGATGAGCACGGACGCGACACCGGGAAAGGCGACATGGGGCAGTCGCAGCGGGATGGAGTCCGTCCCTTTGCGCTGACCGTGTTCGAGTGCAGCGCGCAGGACCAGTTTGATGACACGCCGGACAATCCGTACGGCATCAGCGAAGACGAAGGTGATCAGCGCGGCTATCTGTTGCTGTGCACCACCAGCAAGTGGGGGCATCTGCGTGGTTACGGGAATGGCGCACGGATGCCCGACGGTGAAGCCGTATGAGGTGGACCGTGATCGGGCTGTGCCTGGTGTCCGCCTGTGCGCCGATCCGCGTGATGCCGACCCGGAATTGTCAGGATGGACGCCCCGTGCGCGTGCTGGTGGACGCGGCGTGTCGGGATGGTATCTGTGGGTATACCTGTCAGCCGGATCGGTGGACATCATGATTGTGGCGGCAGACGGCAAAACGATCAGCAAGATCGAGAAGCAGTACGACCCGCGTCTCGCCAAGCTCTTGATGGCGCTCGATCATGTGCTGCACGAGCAGGGGCTGGGACTGTTTTGCACCAAATGTCATCGCCTGGGGCTAAAGGACGGCGTGCGCGGCGAGAGTACGGAGAAGGAATACGTCCTGGAGTGCGGCTGCGCGCGGCGCTCGTGGGTGATCGAGACTGGACTGTGCACGGTGCAGCTGTCATGACGACCACGACGCCGACGTGTACGTGTGCCGCGCCACGACCGCATGTGCGGCCCAGCGGTGAAGCGATCTGTCTGGAGTGTGGGTTGACGATTGCGGCGCCGCCGGTGCCGCCGGTGGAGCGGCCATGACGTGAGCGTGTTCGCGTGAGCTAGGTTGGCCAACCGCAACGCTTCCGCCAGGAAGCGCGCTCACGCGAAACAGGTCTGGCGAGCACGCATCAGGCACGTGCACCGGGAGCGGTCCCGGCGTCCGTGCTTTTTTATTTGTTCGCGTGCTGACGGCGAGACAGTCAGCAAAAGGACCCAATGGCTGATGACTCGACCTCGGCGGCTCCAGCGACGGCGCCCGCGTCTGCAGCGCCTACGGCGCCTGCAGCCTCGGCTCCGGCGGCAGCGCCCGCCACGACGCCTGACGTAAAACGACCGACGAGTTTCGGAGCGGCGCTCCGGGACGCGGCGAAAGCGGACTCGTCATCCGCTGCTCCGGCATCTGCTGAGGCGTCTGCAGCCACGACAGTGCTGCCGACAGATGCCGCTCCGGCGACGACCAAAGGGCCGGTGCCCTACGACCGATTCTTTCAGGTGAATTCCGCCAAGACGGCGGCGGAAGAACGCCTGAAGGAATTTGAGACCCGTCTGCAACAGCTCTCCTGGGCGGATGGATTGGATCGGCAACTGGTG